TTTTTACACATTCAACAACATCTCTCCCTTTTCAACACAATAAAGACAATAAATAAATAAAAACAAATAAAATGTATAAAACAAATAAAATGTAAAATACAAAATGTAATTTACATTTTCATCAATAATAAACTTTAAAATAATAATCTAAAAAATTCATTATAGATAATATATAAGTATGGATTCTATATCATGGAAAATCATAGATAAAATGTTTAAGGAAAATCCGAATTTCCTAACGAGTCATCATTTAGATTCATATAATAGATTTTTTGACAGCGGTATTAAAAATGTATTTAAAAACCAAAACCCTATGAAATTTTACAGAACAAAAGATGAAAAGCACAAAATCTTTAAACATAAGGCGGAGATATATTTTGGCGGTAAAAATGCGGATAAAATCTACTATGGCAAACCAATCATATATGATAAAGACGAAAATAAAGAACGACAGCATTACATGTATCCAAATGAAGCACGCATTCGAAATATGAGTTATGCGTTTACTATACATTATGATGTAGATATTGATATTACAATTTTAATTGATAATAATTCGGGAAATGAAACAAAACGCGATAAAACAGATAAACATGCGGGTATACCATTAAAATACGATGTGCATGAAGAAACCATTACTTTGGAAAAAATATATTTGGGTAGATTTCCAATAATGATGCAGTCTAACTTATGTTTTTTAAAGGGCTTGGAACCCGAGGCTCGTTTTAATTTAGGTGAATGTAGAAATGACATCGGTGGATATTTTATTATTGATGGCAAAGAAAAGGTAATAATGACGCAAGAAGGAAGAGCGGATAATATATTATATGTAAAGGATAGTTTTAATGATACATATAGCCACGCAGCAGAAATACGATCCGTATCAGAAGATTATTCCAAACCAATACGAACATTATCAGTTAGAATGGTCGCACCCCAAGTTACTTCTTCCAATCAACAAATTGTTGTAAATATACCCAATGTTAGGAAACCGGTTCCATTATTTATTGTTATGAGAGCATTAGGTGTCATATCAGACAAAGAAATTATCCAAACTTGTTTATTGGATTTAAATAAGTATGATTATTTAATAGAATATTTTCGACCATGCGTCCATGATGCCGGAATTATATTTACGCAAACACAAGCCTTGAAGTTTATTGCCGAATTAATGAAACACAAAACGGTTAGTCATGCGTTAGATGTGCTTTCTTCTTATTTTATTCCACATATTGGAGAACTTAACTTTAAAAGCAAGGCGTTTTATTTAGGATACATTGTTAAAAAATTGCTATTGGTTGTCAACAAAAACGAATTACCAACTGACCGGGATAGTTATGGTTATAAAAGAATAGAAATAGCAGGAACATTAATATCTCAATTATTTCAAGAATATTATACAAAGCAATTAAAGGAAATCTATTATTACATCGATAGTAAATTTTTCTATGAATCTAAAAATGGAAAAACATATCATGGTATGGATTTTAAAAACCTTATTTTAAACAACGAAAATGAAATGTTTTCAAAACGCACTGTAGAGGAAGGGTTTAGAAAAGGTTTCAAAGGAAATTGGGGAGCAGAAGAACATACCAAACGATTGGGATTGGTGCAAGATTTAAATCGTCTGTCTTTTTTCTCTGCGTTATGTCAATTAAGAAAAACTAATCTACCAATTGCGGCAGATGGGGCTAAAATTGTGGCACCACGATTACTTCATGCTACACAATGGGGGTATTTATGTCCACTCCACTCACCAGATGGAGGCAATGTTGGTTTACATAAACATTTATCTACTTCAACCATTATTACAAGTGGAACCAGTGGAAAACCATATATTAAATTGGTTAGGGAAATGGGTATGAAATTATTGGAAGAATGCTCATATAAAGAATTGTCCGTATTTACTAAAATATTCGTAAATGGAGCATGGATCGGGGCAACATCTCTCCCTCTTGACATCTTGAAAAAGTTAAAATTAATGAAACGCAACAATGTTATCAACATTTATACAAGTATTTCATTTAATGCAAAACGAAACGAAATTATCATATGGACAGATTCGGGAAGGCCATGCCGACCGTTGTTTTATACAATGCTAAACAATGAAAATATGTTAAGTTATGAACGCCCTGAAATCATTGAAAAATTCAATAAAAACACCATATCATTTCAAGAAATTATAAAGGGTTTTGGAAAGTATTCTGAGTTTGAAAATGTAAATGTTAATAACTCGGCTGCGCTTGAACGACAAAGTGCGGTTGTAGAATATGTAGATACAATTGAATGTGAAAGTAGTTACATTGCAAAATCTACTATGTCTAGAGATGAATATGCTAAAAATGGTGTAACTCATCAAGAAATACACCCATCTTTAATACTTGGTGTGATGGCAAATCAAATTATTTTCCCAGAAAACAATCCATATCCTAGAAATGCGTTTTCATGTGGTCAAGCAAAACAAGGTGTATCATTGTATCATAGCAATTTTAGAAATAGAATCGATAAAACATCGTATCTTTTAAACTATGGTCAAATTCCATTAACAAAAAGCAAATATTTAGATTATGCCACAAAAGAGCAACATGCTTATGGAGAAAACGCAATTGTTGCTATTATGTGTTATAGTGGGTTTAATGTAGAAGATGCGGTTATTGTAAATGGTGGTTCTCTTAGTCGAGGGTTGTTTAGAACTACTTATTACAATATGTATGAAGACTATGAAGAAATGAAAAATGTAGGTAATTCGTTGGTGGATAAGCGTTTTATGAATATTGAAAAAAACAATGTCGTAGATTTGAAACCAGGATATGATTATTCTAAATTAGATGAAACAACTGGGTTAATTCGTGAAAATGAGCCGGTTACTGAAAAAACGATTATGATTGGTAAAACACAATTGATGAGTGGCAGCACCGATGAAGTTACTTATAAAGACGAATCGGTTGTTCCTAAAAAAGGGCAAGTAGGATATGTAGACAAGTCATTTATTACATCGGGAGAAGAAGGAAAAAGAATAGCTAAAGTTAGAATTAGAGGGGAGCGTATTCCTGCGATAGGAGACAAATTTTGCAGTCGCGCGGGCCAAAAAGGAACCATTGGAATTATCCTTGATGAAAAAGACATGCCTACCACAGCAGATGGTATTCGACCGGACATAATCGTAAATCCTCATGCTATGCCTAGTCGTATGACAATTGGACATTTGGTAGAAACCATTACTTCAAAAACAGCCGCGATATATGGTGGATTTGGTAATTGTACGGCTTTTACACAACAAGGACCTAAACATGAATTATTTGGAAAATCATTGGTCGATGCTGGTTTTCATTCTACTGGAAATGAAATACTATACAATGGTATGACTGGAGAGCAGCTAGAAACCGAGATATACTTTGGTCCCACTTATTATCTACGATTAAAACACATGCCCAAAGATAAAATTAATTATCGTGCGACCGGTCCTAGAACATTATTAACACGACAAACTGTTCAAGGTAGAGCAAACAACGGGGGATTACGAGTAGGGGAGATGGACCGAGATTGTATTATTGCACATGGTTTAAATTACTTTTTAAATGAATCAATGATGGTTCGCGGTGATGAATTTTACATGGCTATTTGTAATCATAGTGGAACCATTGCTATTTATAACGAACGCAATAATTTGTTTATAAGTCCGTTTGTAGATGGTCCAGTGAAATTTGTAACGGACATTAATAGCGATATTAATATAAAAAATGTTAGTAAGTTTGGAAAAGATTTTAGTGTGGTTAGAGTGCCATACGCATTTAAATTATTGATGCAAGAATTACAGGCGATGAATATTCAAATGAGAATTATTACCGAAGACAATGTAGATATGTTAACATCATTAAAAGAAAGCGATAATATTGTAAGACTAACAAAGTTTAATGATTTGGAAGAGATAGCAAAGGAAAATAAAAGTAATATATTGAAAAACAAGAAAATGAAAAACATTAGTTTAATGGAAACCGAACCATCTCCTCCTATACAAACAAATCTTAATATGTTTCAACCCAGTGATTTGGAAGCACAAGGAATGGATGGTGATTTAGGATTTAACTATAAATTGCAACCAGGTGATCCTGGTTATGTATTTCCAACCGCCGATATGATGTCTACTGGTGAAAATACCGATGAAAAAGACCCTTGGGCAGATGACTGGTCTCCAAATAACACATCACCTAAAAGTGAGTATGTAGCAACCTCTCCAAATTGGAGTCCAAATGATCCTAACGCACAGCCTCGATTCTCAATATCAACTGAAAAATCAGAAGGTTCACCCGGATATTACAAACCAGAAGGATATGTGGCCACCTCTCCAGATTGGGACCCAAATGACCCTAACGCACAACCGCGATTCTCGACTTCTACAGATAAATCCAATGTTTCACCCGCATGGCTTCCACAAAATTATCAAAACACAGATGGTGATTTTAAAAGAAAACCAGCAATATATGATGATGATGAAGTGCCACAAAATATTATGAATGCACCATCTCCATCTTTAGATATGGAAGAATACGAAGACGACGACGATGAAGACACCGCTAAAAAAGAAAAAATAACAATTATAAATGAAAGTGATGTGGGAAATGACGACCTTGAAATATTGTCAGCTCCTTCACTAAATGAAGTGGATAAAGATGAACCGCAAAATAGCGATGACGAAGATAGCGGTGGTAAAAAAGGAATAAAAGTAGATTTGTAAATCGAGTCATTGTGTTGTATTGTGTTGTGTTGTATAATAATATAAAATTGATTTATTAAAATATATAAATAAATATCTATATATTTTAGATATGACTACAATTAAAGAAAACAGTTTAACTATATCAAATATTTATAAATCAAGGAAAATTATCCTTGAGTTATTAAAAACACGGGATTACGATGTCGATGAATGGAATGATTTTAGTATTAATGAAATACAATCAATGCGATCAAACAATCAATTGGACATGCTTTTAAAACATAAAAATAATGGTAAGAAAATCTATATTAAATACTATATTGAAAAAAAATTGGGAAAATCGCATGTATATGATTATGTAGATGATATATTTAGCACTGAAAACATTTTAGGTAAAGACGATGAACTCATTATATTTACAAAGCATAAACCAAATGATACATTAATTCATTTAATGAAAATGATATATGAAACCGATGGGCATTTTGTTAATATTTATCATATGAAGCAATACTTATTTAATATTTTAAATCATGTAATGGTCCCTCCACATAAGGTATTAAGTGATAATGAAAAAACAGACATTTACAATAAATATAATATCACAAAAGATAAGGAGTTGCCTGAAATAGACCGTTTTGATCCAGTGGCCCAAGCTATTGGATTGCGACCAGGTGAATTATGTGAAATCACTCGTTCCAGTCCAACCTCAATCACTACTAAATTTTACAGAATTTGCACACAATAAAACAAACCATGATATTAATAAATCAACCACTACAATAAATCAAAGAATTATTATAATACTTATATTTTTATTATATGTATTATATAAAATAATATATTATG